CAAAGCTTCCACACAGAAGAAAGGCTGTGTGTCCTCGGTAGACGTCCTCCCTCCGCGAAGGTTTTTGCCCCCGCAGTCCATGGTCAAAGACCGATGGAACCCATCCCGAGCTTGATGTTGACGGCTCGGGAACGTCCGGAACGGCGCAAGTGGTCTACTGAGCTAGGCAAAATCTCAGTATACGACCAGCAGCGACCGAGTGGCCGCGTTGGTCTCTCCTCAAGCATTTGGAGACACTTACGAAGAGCCGGCCAGCCATCTATCTCATTGACTGGGATAGTTGGCCGAATTAGCCATCCCTTAACCATGGGATAGCCGTTCATGTACCGAACTGGTGAAGTAATACCAGTCCTGGTATGCCGACCCAACACAGGAGAACTCTCCCCCACAACCGGAAAATGGCCGAGTAATCGGAACATTCGACGGTCAAGGAGAAGAGCTGCGTCCTCCAAACCAGCGAAAAAGAGCTGGTTCCTGAGAGACACAGTTGAAATGATCTCCTGGACGTCCCTCCGTGATGAAGGAAGAACTCTGCGGACACGGACAATTGAAACGTCCTGCCCGTCATAGTACTCCTTCCCGCAAGACTCTCGGAATTTACCATTCCAAAAAGACTTGCGATTGTTCACTTTCATACCGAAGTACTCGAGTGAACGAATCACGGAACGCACATGTCTAACAGGGACAATAATATCGTCCCCGAAGACACGCACCTGACCTGAGAGAAGTGAAACATCTCTCCTGGTCAAATGGCGCCCTAGGTCCTGCTCTATTCCGACGAAGATCGCTACAAGAAAGACAGCGGCTTCGACGGGGAAGCACAGGGCCGAGCCCATAGACGCAAACTTGGAGAGAGTATGAATACTCCCTCCAGGCAGGAGAGCACGAGTGCTTCTACAATCCATCACAGCGTCATGAAGATGACGGTGATTGGAGAACAGAACACTCGCGATCTCATGAGAGACTCTATCGGATGCCTCACTAAGATCTAGTGTGGCGAGCAAAGCTCTCGCAGAGCCCTGACGCGCCAGACGTTGGTTAGGCGTCTGGTCTGTCAATCCGATAAAGGAATCAAGGTAAGAATGCTTGATTCCTTCTTGGAACAGTCGCAACAGACCTTGCTGCGCATACATCATGGCAGTAGGTTCCGCTGCTATTATTCTGGGAGCCTTCATCGTTTTAGGTACAGCGATCACTTTGACAGGGATCTCTGCATCAGGCTCAAGGAAGTCCACCTTGTCCAACTCGTCCGCGAAGGACCAGTTGGGTAGGACCATTTCCCCAAAGGGGAAATAGTTCTCAAGGCGGCATGGCCATGTAGTCTGGGCAAACTTCTGATTCCCGTAAAGAGAGTCAGCAGTAGCACCAGGACCATGTTTTGGGAGGATGTTGCCGCGATAAATTTCCATATCTATCGCGGAAAACAAGCTTCCAAACAGTAGAGTAGTAAGACGACGAAACTCCATATAGGAGACGCCGCCCCTTCTACTCTCGACTTCCTTATCTATCTCGAGATACTCCGAAAACGCCTTTGCAGTTCGCTCGGGCGTACAATCAAGG